TAATGCCAAATAGTAAAGCTAAAAATAGAAAACGTAAAAAAACACTTCTAAATAAAAAGTGGGCAATTGAAGGTAGAACTGCAAGTCAACATAAAAAGTGGTTAGCTAAACAGAAAAAATCAGGTACTCAAATTCCTATATATAGCGGTGTAATAAGATAGTGCGTAAATTATTAAATATATTACTTGAAGGTATAGATTTACCTATAGAGATTGGTGATACAGTCAAAATGGGAAAATTTAAAAACAAAAAGGTAGTAATTAAGAAAATTGATTGGAATGAAAAAGGTGATTTACTAATAAATGGTAGACCAGCTTTAAAGTTTAGATTAATGCCTAAAACTAATATATTTGATAAAGAAGAAGTTGAAGAAGAATTTGGAGCTCCAGCAGGTATATTACCAGGTCCAAGTCGTAAAGCAGTTAAGAAAAATAAAACTGATAAGATGAGTGGTTATAAACAAATAAATGAGAATGATAAAGCTCAATTGATGAAACTATATACTAAGGCTATGAAGATGATGCCTCATAGTCCTGCACAAAAAAAGGTTAAAAAACGAATTGACGCATTACGAAAAAAATTAAAAATGAACGAGGGAACTTCAAAGATTAAAAAAGTAATTGCTATATATCCTGGAAGATTTCAACCATTTGGTCCACATCACAAAAAGGTTTATTTAGCACTTAAAAAGAAGTTTGGAGATGTGTATATAGTTACATCAAATATTCAGAAGCCGCCAAGACATCCAATGAATTTTAAAGAAAAAGCACAACATATGACAAAGATGGGAATACCATCAAATAAAATTATAATGGATAATCCATATAAACCTGTAAACTTATTGAAAAAATTTAAACCAGAAGAAACGGCAGCAGTATTTGCAGTAGGAGAAAAAGATAAAGGTAGATTATCAGCAGGACATTATTTTGATGACTATAACAAAAATAAGAATAATTTAAAAGGATATAAAGAACATGGTTATGTACTTAAAGCTCCTCATATATCGGTAAATATTGCAGGTAAAGAAGTTAGTGGAACAACTATGAGGAAAATTTTAAGTAGTCCTAAAATTAAACCAGAACAAAGAAAGAAGTTATTTAAACTGTTGTTTGGTTATTTTAATGGTTCGGTTTATAACATGATGATAGGTAATTTTAAAAATGTATAAATTAACTGATGATAAAATAGAACAATTTCTGGTAGAATCCAGTGGAATGAAATCATATCTTATTGATGATGGTCCTCCAACATTTTATAAATCTTTTAAAGAATATAAAACAAATTCAAAAGCTTGGTTAGATGATTTGTATAAAGAACTTGGTTGGAAAATTATAGATTATATGATAAGAAAAAACGCTCATGATCCTGGTTATGATTATGAACTTAGATATAGAGCATTAGGAGCAGTTTCATATTTGGATTCAGGAGTTAAATCTGGAAATAAAGGTGCTATTGGAAAATATAAAAAGAGAATGGAGAAGAATCTTGCAAATTTAGGATGGAATATTACTGCATGGTTAGGATTAGATGCTGCTTATGATAGTTTAATAGGAACAGTATTATCTGCTGGGGTTGGTGGTCGTAGCATTAATCAAGATGATTTAGAAGAAACATTTTCTAAAGAATGGTGGAAAAAAGAACTTTTAAACGAAGATTGGTGGAGTGATTTAGATAAATCAGGACAAGAACAATATATTAAAGATCATCCTAAATCTCAAAAAGCATTAGATGCTAAAAAGAAAGCTAAACCAGTTGTAAAAACAAAACCAAAAAAAGATACATCTTGGATGAAAGGTAAGGATGGTTGGGAAATTTTAGATAGTGAAAATGTTGAAGTTGTAAAAACAAAACCATATTCAGATGAACAAGCTATGGAAGAAACTGGTGAATATTTTGGTAACAAGAAAACAAAAAACGCTGTTCCTGGGTTAGCAAAAAATAGAAAAGAATTAGTACAAAAGATTAAAGATGCACCAGAAGAAACATTTAGTAGTCAAGAACTAGAAAATATGGATAATACAGACGCTGGTAAGATTTTAGATGCAAGTGAAGATGGTGGAATAGATGGTATGAAGGCAAAAGGTAAAGCTCTTGCTAAGAAATATAAAAAGGGTTGGGATTATATAACAAAAAATATAGAAAGTGGTGTACCTCAAGAAGCTCCTATAGCTGTAAGAGATGAGGATGGTGAGTTATATCTAATGGCTGGAAATACACGACTTATGTCAAATACAGCGTATGGTAGAAAAATTCCAATTAAAGTTATTGATTATGACGGAAAATTTAAATATAATGAAGTGTTTTCTCCAAAGTGGTGGAAAAAAGAATCTATTTTAATAGAAGGCATGACTTTAGAAGAGGGAGTTAAGTTTAATAACTTTCTAAAAGATTGGGCTAAAAAAGGAAAACAACCATTAGACAAAGTTAGAAAAACAATGATGAACAAAAATACTTTTTCTATTGCTAAGTTAAATGGTTTTAGTGTGGATAAAGTATTTGAGGTGGCTAAGAAAGGATTTAAGGCATACCAAAAAATTATCAATTATGTTCCTAATAAGATAGCAAAGAAATTATCACAAACTAAGTTTGGTCAAGCTAAAGAAAAGGCTTTAGTTAAATTAGATGATTACTTAAAAGACCATCCAAAACTAAAAAGAGTAATGGGTATAGGTGCAGCCGCGGCGGTAACTTATGCATGGACAAAGATGACTTTCATCGGAGATCCAGAATATGATTTGGATTTATCAGCTGTAGCATCAGCTGCGGCACTTGGTGAAGTTTCATTTGCAGATTTATTTAGTGGTGAAATGGGAACTAAGTTCTTAGTATTAACTGCAGTGGGAGCAGCGACAGGTTTGACTGCACCGTATGTAAAGGCTTTTGGTAGAGTTGGAACAATGGCTGCGGGTCTTTCATTTGGTGCTTATAGAGCATATAAAGCTCGGAAACAAAAGAAAGCAGATGCAGAAAAGAAAGCAAAAACATCTGCTCCAGATACCGTAAAGAATCCTAATCCAAAAGGAAGAAAGAAAACAATTGGTCGTCAAAGTGCAGTTAGATGGGTAGCAAAGAATAAAGGAAATAAAGCAGCAATAAAATATGCAAAAAGTTTACAAGAGGGAATATTATTAGAAGGTGGAGCAGCAGGACATATGGATCACCCATTTGATGATAGTGGATTAACATTTGGAGACTTTAAACAAATTATAAAATTAGGGTTATCAGGAAAATTAGATAGAGAAGATGATGTTACAGAAAAATTAGATGGACAGAATTTATTAGTAAGTTGGAAGGATGATAAGTTAATAGCTGCAAGAAATAAAGGTCAACTAAAAGGATTTGGTGCAAACGCATTAGATGTTAATGGTGTTGCATCTAAATTTGCAGGTAGAGGCAATATTAAAGACGCATTTGTTTTCGCAATGAAAGATTTACAAAAAGCAATTAAAGGATTATCACAAGCGCAGAAGGATAAAGTATTTGGTGAAGGTAAGAGATGGATGAATTTAGAAGTAATGTATCCTGCTTCTGCTAATGTAGTAAACTATGATGGTACTTATTTAGTATTTCATAATGCTGTTGAATATAATGAAGCTGGAATAGCTAAAAAAACAGATGCTTCTTTAGCTAGAATATTAGAAGGAATGATCAGGCAGGTTAATCAGCATGTTCAGAAGAAATTTACAATATCTAAACCACAATTTTTAACGGTATCTAAAAGTCAAGATTTTGCTAAAAGACAAAAATATTTTTTATCGAAGTTACAAAAATTACAGAATATTTATAACTTGAAGGATAATGATACTTTAGGTAAGCATCATGAAACGTATTGGATGGAATATATTTATAATACATCTAAACAGATGAAGTATAATATACCAAACAACGTTTTAAATTCATTGACAAAAAGATGGGCATTTTTAGATAAAAGTTTTAGATTAAATAATAAAGTTATTAAACATGAAAAGTTTTTAGATTGGGCTATATCAACTGATAAAAAAGATATGAAAAGCCTACAAAAAGATAATATTAAACCATTTGAAACATTATTTTTTGAATTGGGAGCAGAAATTTTAAAGAATGTAAGTGGATTTCTTGCTGCTAATCCAAAACAAACAGTATCTAAAATGAAAAGAGAAGTAGATGTAGCAATTAAACAATTAAAAACTGCAAAAGATGTTTCTAAATTAGATACATTAAAAAGACAATTAGAAAAGTTTGAGGCTATAGGCGGTTCAGAGGCAATAGTTCCATCAGAAGGAATAGTGTTTAAATATAAAAATAAAATGTACAAGTTTACAGGAGCATTTGCACCGATTAATCAAATACTTGGACTATTAACATTTGGGTAAATTATGGCTGGATATAGTAAAGAAGCAGAACGACAAAATGAAGCATTAAAATCCGTTTTACGAGGAGAAACTCCTGAAAAAAGAATTATGGTTGGATACAGTAGTGGGAAAGAACCAGAAAAACATGGTGATAAAATAGATCCAATAACTGATATCTTTAAAGATGCTAGGATGCCCTGGTTTTGTTCAGAATGTAAAAAAACAATGAAGATAAAACTTGATAATAAGATGTGGAGATTATATGGGCATTGTTTTGATTGTCAAGTAAAAATTGAAACTAAATTAAAAGCTTCTGGAGAATATGAAGAATGGGAAAAGAATAAGATAAAAGAAAATAAAAAATCTTATGTTAAGGATATGTTACAGGGATTAGAATCTTGGGAGAATGAAAAAATGCCTGGAATTTATAATTCAGTAGGACTTGTACAAGTTGAACTTAAAGAAGAACATTGGAATGCTAATAAAGAACATATAAAAAAGTTAGCAGAAGATGCTAGAAAATATTTATATAGTTTATTAGAGGAAGAGGATGGAGAAGAAGATGGAAATGGTACGCATAGATAGACAAGTATTTAATAGAGTATTGGATTTAATAATTAATTTAAAAGAAATAGCTAGAATATATCATGCAGATAATTATAAAGATTTGGAAGAAGCATTAGAAGTATATGATGAAATAGAAGAAGAATTGAATAAGATTTTTTATGCTAATATGGAATATGATTTTGATGAGTTATTAACAAGTGTTGGTTTAGTTAAACATGGAGAAGCATAATGAAAGGATTAATGAAAATAATTGGAGCTATTTTAGGTATCTTAGGTTTAAGTGCTAAAGCTACTGCTAAGAAAAAAGCTAAAGTTAAGAAGATTGATAAAAAAGTTAAACAAGTTAAAAAAGTAAAGGTTGAAGTTCAGAAGAAAAAAGCTACAGTTCAGAAAAAGAAAGCTGAAATCAAAAAAGCACAGAAGAAAAAACCTGTAAAGAAACCAAATGTAACTTCTGCTAAGAAAGCAAAAGCTTCATTAAAACGTAGAGCTAAAAGATAATGAGAAAGTTTTTAATACTATTACTACTATCAGTAGGATTATCTCAAACTACATTTACTGATGAAGAGATAGTTAACATTGAAAATGATTTTATCTATTTAGAAAATATGGTAGACTCATTAGCTTTTGAAGATAGTTTAAAAACTATGTTAGTTACTACACTTGAAGAAGAGCTTGAGTTAACTAACCAAGAACTTAAACTAACTAACGAACAACTTACTCTTACAGAGAAAAAAGTTAAGTTAGTTAAACCAAGTTGGTATGAAAATAAATGGTTATATTTTACATATGGAGCAATTTTAGGTGCTGGTATAACTGATATTTTTAATTCTATAAAAAATATTGTATTATAATGAACGAGCAAATACATAGAAGCAATCCGTCTTATAAGGAAATAATAAAGAAAGAGTATGTAAAATGTGCTGGAGATCCTGTATATTTTATAAAAAAGTATTGTGTTATTCAACATCCAATAAAAGGGAAAATACCATTTACTTTATATAACTTTCAAGAAAAAACTATAGAAGATATTATACAACACAGATTTAATATTATATTGAAAGCTCGTCAGTTAGGAATATCTTCTATTACTGCAGGATATTCTTTATGGATGATGACATTTCATAGTGATAAAAATATTTTGGTAATTGCTACAAAACAAGAAGTAGCAAAAAATATTGTAACAAAAGTTAGAGTGATGCATGCTAATTTACCTTCGTGGATAAAACAGAAATGTGTTGAAGATAACAAGTTATCACTTAGATATAAAAATGGTTCTCAAATAAAAGCAGTAGCTAGTGGTGAAGAAGCAGGACGTTCAGAAGCACTATCTTTGTTAGTATTAGATGAAGCGGCATTTATTGATAAGATAGAAACAATATGGGCAGCCGCATCACAAACACTAATTACTGGTGGACAATGTTTGGCATTATCTACACCGAATGGTGTTGGTAATTGGTTTCACAAAACTTGGATGGATGCTGAAGATGGTATAAATGATTTTAATTTTATTAAATTACATTGGTCTTTACATCCAGAAAGAGAACAAGATTGGAGAGAAGATCAAGATAAATTGTTAGGTCCTTCAATGGCAGCTCAAGAATGTGATTGTGATTTCATAACTTCTGGTCGTACAGTTATAGATGGTGTATTGTTGGAAGAGCAATTAAATATGTATGTTTGTGACCCAATAGAAAAGCGTGGAGTAGATTCTAATCTTTGGGTATGGGAGCCAGCAAATTATTCAAAGGATTATATAGTTTGTGCAGACGTAGCAAGAGGAGATGGAACAGATTATTCTGCATTCCATATTCTTGAAATGGAAACTTTAAATCAAGTAGCAGAATATAAAGGAGCGATATCTACAAGAGATTTTGGTAATATGTTAGTTAACATAGCTCAAGAATATAATGAAGCAGTACTTGTTGTGGAAAATAATAATATTGGTTGGGCAGCAATTCAACAGATAATTGATAGAGACTATCAGAATTTATTTTATATGTCAAAAGATTTAAAATGGGTTGATACACAAAGACAAGCATCAAATAAAATTTATAGGCAAGAAAAACAAATGGTACCAGGATTTACAATGTCTATGAAAACTAGACCATTGATTGTAGCAAAATTAGAAGAATTTTTTAGAGAGAAGCTTGTAAAAGTTAATTCAAAGAGGTTAATTGATGAATTATTTGTATTTATATATAACGGACAACGCGCAGAGGCTATGTCTGGGTATAATGATGATTTAGTAATTTCATATGGAATTGCACTTTGGATAAGAGAAACAGCATTAAGGTTGAGAGCAGAAGGTATTGAGTTACAGAAAAAATCATTAGATAGTATAAATTCGGTACATTCCGCTTTAGGACATAGTGTTTATACTAATAAAACTCCTGAACAAGAAACTTGGGAGTGGGAAATAAAGGAAAAGAAAGAAAGTCTTGAATGGCTTTTATAATTAAGAGGTAAAATATGGCAGATAAATCATTATTTAGTAGGTTACAACGATTATTTAGTACAAATGTAATTGTACGAAATGTAGGCGGAAAAAGATTACGTGTAGTTGATACCGATGAAATACAAGCTACCGCAATCTCTAGTATGGTTGATAGATATACTAAACTTCATAAGGGAATTGGATTAAGTGGTTATAGCGATACTGGATTAATTAAAACAATGCGATTAGGATTGTTTAAAGATTATGAAGCTATGGATTTAGATCCAATTATTGGTTCTGCATTAGATATCTATGCAGATGAATCTACAATGAAAAGTGAATATGGAGAAGTTTTAACAGTACAATCTAATAATGATAATGTTAAGCAAATATTAAATAATTTATTTTATGATATATTGAATATAGAATTCAATTTGTGGCCGTGGGTTCGTAACATGTGTAAATATGGAGATTTCTTTTTAAGATTAGAAATTGCAGAAAAGTATGGAATTACAAATGTTGAACCACTTTCCCCATATGATATTTCAAGGATGGAGAATACTGATCCAGAAAATACAGAATATGTTAAATTTGTACAGGAAAGTGGAGATCCACGTCATTCAGTTAGTGCAGTTAAAACTGAATTTGAAAATTTTGAGATAGCACATTTTAGAATGTTATCTGATACTAATTTTTTACCATATGGTAAATCTATGATTGAAGGAGCCCGCAAGATTTGGAAACAATTATCTCTTATGGAAGATGCTATGTTAATTCATAGAATTATGAGAGCGCCAGAAAAGAGGGTTTTCAAAATTGATATTGGTAATATTCCCCCAAATGAAGTTGACAATTATATGAATAAGATTGTAGATAAGATGAAAAAATCTCCTGTTATAGATAAAGCAACTGGAGAATATAATCTTAGATATAATATGCAAAATATAGCAGAAGATTATTTTATGCCAGTTCGTGGTGGAGATAGTGGAACGGATATTCAATCATTACCAGGATTAACTTATGAAGCAGTAGAGGATATAGAATATTTAAGAAATAAAATGATGGCGTCGCTTCGTGTTCCAAAAGCATTTCTTGGATATGAAGAAGGCTTAGGAGCAAAAGCAACACTTGCTGCAGAAGATGTTAGGTTTGCCAGAACAATAGAAAGATTGCAAAGAATCACAGTATCAGAGTTAACAAAGATTGCTATTGTTCATTTATATTCACAAGGATATACAGATTCAGAATTAGTAAATTTTGAATTAACATTAACAAATCCATCTACAATTTATGAAACAGAGAAAGTTGAATTGTGGAATAGTAAAACACAATTAGCATCATCTATGATACAAGATGGTTTAGTTTCTACAGATTGGATTTATAGAAATATTTTTAATTTTACATCAAAAGAAATTAAAAAACAGGATGAACAAATTATATTTGACTATAAACAGAAATTTCGTAGATCTCAAATTGAAAGTGAGGGAAATGATCCAGATAAATCAGGGCAATCACAAGGTACACCAGCAGATTTAGCTATGGGTAGAACTGGACACGAATTAGAAGATGAAGGTGGTTCACCTCCAGGTGGTTGGAATGGTGCTGGTAAACCAAAGGAACTTCCTAAATATGGTAAAGATGGTAGTGCAAGAGGTAGAGATCCATTAGGTAGTAATGATAAAAAACGTGCTACTAAAGGCGCGGGCCACATGGCATTAGCACATTATGATTCTCTGAAAAGTAGTCTCAAAACAATGGGTAAAGCTGGTATAAAATTGATAAACGAATCTGCAGAGTTGAAGAAAGAATATGATAGAGAATTGGATTCAACTAAAGATTAATAATGTATTTTTAACTATGAATATATTTATAGTTAGGTAATAACATAATAATTATTGGAGCATAGCATGGCTAGAGTAAAACACTCAAAATTTAAGAATATTGGCATTTTATATGAACTTTTGGCTCGTCAGTTAACAAGTGATGTATTAAGAGATAAAAAAGATGGCGTTGCAGTTGATATTTTAAAAGAATATTTTGGAAAAAATACAGAAATATCAAAAGAATTGGAATTATATAACATTTTACAAAATAAAAAGACTAATAATTCTAAAAAAGCTGAAGATTTGTTAGAAATAGTAATAGATGCTAGGAAAAAATTATCTAATGCTAGATTGAGAAAAGAAACTTATAATCTTGTAAAAGAAATTAAAACAGTATTTGATGCAACTGATTTTTTTAAAACACGATTACCGAATTATAGATTTTATGCTTCAGTATATAACTTGTTTTCAGATGCTGGTACTGGTAAAGAATTAAATCCAGTAACCAAATTAAATAGTAAATATACTATTTTAGAAAATATATCTTATAAGAAAGTTAAAGAAGAAGAAGTTGTTGGTGGAGAAGTTTTTAAAGAATTTAAAGAAAGTGATGTTGATGTTAGATTACTTACATATAAGAGATTGGTAGATAAATTTAATAGTAAATATTCTACTTTAACAAAAGAGCAAAAGGATATTCTTAAAAAGTACATTTATAATGTTTCTAATAATACAGAATTAAAAGAGTTTGTTACTAAACAATTAGAATCAATTAAAGTTGTATTAGAAAAATACGGTCCTAAAATTAGAGATAAAGTTACCAGTATTAAACTTAAAGGAGCTATTAGGAAGATTGATGAAATAAAACGGAAAAAGCACGTTGATGAAGCAACATTAACTTCAGTTTTACGGTATTATGATTTAGTTACTGAATTGAAGGAAATAAAATGAAACTAAGTGAATTTAAGAAATTGGTTAGAGAGTTAATTAAACAAAAGCTTAAAGAAGCAAGTGTTGCTTCTGCTACTCCAGGTTACATGACTCCAAATGCATTTAGTAGAAAAGATTCCAAAAAGAAAAAAATAAAAGAAGCAGTTGACGTTCCTGCATTAAGAGTACGGATGAAAGCAGAAA